TCATGCGAGCACCTCCTTGGCGCGTTCGTAGAAAGCCAGCCTGTGGGCGTAGCCGTTCGCGTCACCGATCTTGGATGTCTTGCGACCACGGTTGATGATGTCGCTCGTGCCGTCGAAGTCCCCGGCGTCGGCCCACTTGTTCAGGTTGTGCTCTCGCCAGAACCAGGCTGCGGACCGGCATGCCGGAACGACTTGCTCGAGGATCTCGGGACGATCGAGCAGACGTTCGTCGCCAAACAGCGCCATTGAGCAGGCACGGTAGTTCGCGCGCCCGGTGATCTGGATCAGACCTCGCCCCTTGAAGCGCACGCCGTCGCCAGGCTCAGTGTTCCCCAAATCCGCGCGCCCCTCGTATGCCCGCCCCGAGGCGATCTCACGGACATAGCGGAGGCTTCCCGACTCGTGCGCGAGCTGCGCCAAAAACGCTGCCTGTCGCGCCGGCGTGTCGATGCCGAACTCGGTCATGGCTTGGGTCAGGGGCCCAAAAAAAACGCCGGCTCTGTGGCCGGCGTAGGGAATGATCTTTTTCAGATCGCTGAGACTGATCATGGAATCACCTGTTGAACATCCGATGAATGAGCAGCTCAAGCCCTGAGTTGCCGAGGCTCGCGAGCATGCCGGCTATGCCGCACATGGCGATGAACGGAAGATCCGGGATGAAGGCGAGCACGGAGCCGGCGCCGAGTGCGATGCCGCCCGTGGTGATGCAGCGGCCGATGGCGACCTTGAGCGTGATCGGATCCTTGGTTTGAAGAATCTGGCCCAAGGCGATCAGCACGCCGATGCCAGCAAATGCAAATGCTTGAATGAGGGTCTGCCACCACAGGTGGTAGTCGGACTGCGCTAGGTCTGAAAGGTGCTTGTCGGGCATGTTGGCTCCAAAAAAAAACCGCCCGAAGGCAGCTGTTGATAGTTCTTCTACGGCTGGTTAGTCGAGTCGGCCGAGCGGGTCCGCGACAGAGGCCTCGCAATGCTCAGGATCGATTCGATCGAGCAAGCGGCACAGGAAGCAAGCCCATGTCTTGCCACTTTCGACGCCCCGGCCGGCGCGCGCGCTGATCGTCTCGACGCGGCCGTTGAACAACCGATTGATGACGACGTCGAGCAGGATCAGCAGGCGCATGGTCACGTCGGCCAGTGTGTTCTTCATGAGTTTGGTCATCGCTTTCTCCCTTGGAGTCGTTACCACACGATCGCGTCGACCGCCGCATGTGTCGTCGCCACGTCGATGGCGTCGAGGTAGGCCTGCTTTTTCCCGAGGGTCGGCGAGTAGGACGCGGCGAAGGCGTCGGCTCTGGCCACGATCTTCTGCGCCAGTGTCGCGCGGTCCTCGCCCTTCGCGCGTGCGGCGCGCAGGCCGTCTATCACCGGCGTCGGGGCCGCGGCGTTGGCCAGGTACGCGCGTGCCTCCTCCTCCTGCTTGCGCCACGACGCCATTTCGAACGGGTCGGCAGGGCGCTGAAGGATCGCGGCTACGTCGCGCTCGTAGGCCCCCATGATCTCGGCCAGCTTCATCGACTTGAGCCATTCGAGCGGCGGCTCGACGGCCTGGATGGTGTTGTAGACCTCGGCCTGCTCGGCGGCGGTCATCTTGCGGCCGTCGATGGTGTATTCGTTGGCCTGCTCGATGTAGCGCAGATTCACGAACGGGAAGCTGAAGACTGGCTTCGCCGTCATCAAGTCGCTGAAGATGCGGCCGTCAGGTAGGCGTCGCTGGAACGGGCCTTGGCCCTCCGCTGCTGTCCAGATAAGAATGTTCATGGTTTCTCCTGTTGGTGGATTAGCTGAGCGAGATGTACGCCCCGTAGTAATAGATGGAGTTCAAGACCCGTTGGACCAGCCGGATTTGTCCACTTGACGCCTGCAGAGCAAGCTCGTAGTAGTAGCCGTTGAGAATCCATAGCGCGTTGCTGTAGTTGGTCCACTTGGCGGAGATGGAGAAATAAGCCCAGACTGTCGCCCAGGCACCTCCGTTGCCGCCAGCAACCCCTGTTCCCTGGCTCACTCGCCACGCGTTGCCAGACGCCTGCAGGATTGAATTGGCCGAGTCTCCAGCGTAGGAGTAGCCGGACTGGAATGTCCCGTCGAGGTAGGTGGCCAGCCACGCGCCTCCACCGAGACGGAAAAGGCTTCCTGATGTCGCGAGCGTCAAGCCGTTCGCTGTCGAACTGCCCGACCATTGCGCGTTGAACTTCGTTTTCCCGTAGAAGTTCGACAGGCGGATCGTCCCACTGGGGACGTTCGCGAGGATGCGGCAGGCGCTCTCGTTCAGGCTGGTGTGCGCGTTCGACGCACGCCCCAACTCGACGTTGATGTTGCTGACACGGATGACGCCAGACGACTGCAGCGTCATTGCCGCGCCTCCAGCGCCATCACGCGCACATCGAGTGCCTTCACCGCCTCGATCAGCACCGGCACGAGCTTGTCGTAGGCCACGGTCCTATAACTCTCGCCGTCGATCTTGATCGACTCGTGGACAATCTCGGGCATAACCTCCTCGACCTGATCGGCCAGCACGCCATAGTCGCGCTGGCCTGCCTTGCAGGCAGTGTGTGTGAATCCATCGCGCCAGACGAACGTGCCGCCATCCAGCGCGGCAAGGATGGCGAGCGGGTCGCGCACGCGCTCGAAGTCTTGCTTCAGGCGCGGGTCGGAGTACGCCGACACGTCGCCGGCAGCGGTCATGTCGCTAGTGGTGAGGTTGACATACCATTTCCACGCACCAGCGTTGCCGCCGCCAAAACCGATAAATCCGTCCGAGCGTAGGTGCATCTTCGAGGCATAAGGCGTTGTGCCGTTGGTGCATTTGAACGACAGCGCGGCGAGGTCAGTGTCGCCAGTGCCGCCCGCGTTCGTGATCTGCATCGAGGCTACGTCGTCGGCGCCTGATGTGCCGGCTACCCCGTAGCCGTTGAGCCGCCCGTCCATCGTGTCGCCAGACTTGTTCACCGCGCCGAGCGTGGTGCGCGCGGCGCCCGCGTCTACGTCGTCCAGCAGGGTCTTGGCGTAGGCCGACACCCCTAGCGTGGTCAGCATGTCGGTGGCGCTGGCGTCGTCCAGCAGCGCGCGCGCGGCTGCCGTAAACGTAGCCAATGCAGCCGCACCGGGGCCGGTGAAGTAGGGCAGACGGTCTGCGGCGGACACCAGCCCGGCTACCGCCAACAGTTCGGAGTCGGTGATCGAGACGGTTGGGTTTCCGGCGACGCCGTCGCCGTTGCTGACGCCCAGCCCGCTGCCGACCGCGACGCTGCGCTGCGCCCAGGTATCGGCCGCGGTGCGGACGGCAATGCCTGTGGTGGCCAGACCTTCGAGCGCGGCCAGATCGTTCGCCAAAGAAATGGCCGGGTTCCCGGCGACGCCGTCGGCGTTGGCGACAGCAAGGCCCGCGGACGGACCGACCAGCGTTCGGGCGACGACTGTGCCCGCTGCCGTCTTCGCGAGATAGCCGTAGGTCGACAGCGTTTCCAATGCGGTCGCTGTCGCCGGCAGGTTTCCGACGGGAACCTTGCCGGCGGCGTCGAGCTTCAGTACGTTGTTGGCCGCGACGCCCGCGTGACATCCGTCGACCTGATCGGCGTTGATGTTGTAGGCCGTGGTGAGCGCGCCCCATGCTGTGCCGTTGTACTTCTCCCACATGCTGCCGGCCGAGTTCCAGCGGATGAAGTCGGCCTCAGGGTTGGTCACCGTGACGTTGGCGGGGTCGAGGCACTTGGCCAGGTCGGTGTCGCGCTCCTTGAACAGCGTCACAAAGTCCGCGTAGAGACTCGCGAGGGTGGGTAGAGACCAGTTGGCCATTGCTTAAACTCCCTTGGCTGACCATGAGAACGGGCCGCTTGTACGGTTGCCGTTTGAATCGAACAGATACACCTTGAAGCCGTCGGGGAAAGGCGCGTCGACGAAGTCGTAGACGGCCGTGATCGGCGTCGTGCCGCCCGCGGTGACGTCGAGCGCCTCGACGTCGACGAACGACTCGGCGAACCAGACCTGCGTGCCGCCGACATCCGACGCGCTGGCGGTGCCGCTGCCGGCGTCGCCCTTGCGCTTGAACGACAGCTTGACGTTGACGTTCTCGATCTGCAGAAGGTCGTCACCGCCCGTCGAGCTCGCCGTGAGGCGCACCTTGACGTAGCGAAACGCAGTGGCGAACGCCTGCCACACCCCATTGAAGTCGGTCCAGGTGACGTTATCCGGGCTCACGCTGATCTTCGGCGTCATGACCGGCGTGCCGTCGCGGCTGGTGTAGGCGGCAGTTACGGTGATCATCGTCGAGGCCACCATCACCCCGTAGTCGATCATCCATTCGGCGTAGCCGTCGGTCGGCGCGGGCTCGGCAAACACATCGAAGCCGGCATCGAGCTGGGCCTGCGGCGTCGACCACGAGCGCGTCGAAAAGTGATCGCCGAACGCCTCGGTCGTGCTGATAGGCGCATAGATCACGCCGTCCTCGAGCCGCGCACCGGAAAGCATGGCGCTGCCTAGATCCATCATCGCGTCGTACAACAGCTTGAAGTCCGGGGGCTGGCCAACAGTCGCGGTCGAGCCGGACGGCGCGCCGACGTTGCCTGCGATGTCGACCGCCGCCGCCCAGTACGTGTAGGTGCCGGCCGACGACTCGAAGTAGACCGTGAAGCCGCCGGCCAGCGCGCCGATCAGCGACGACGTCGCCCACGTTGCGCCGCGCCGGAGTTCGTAGTGGTCGACGGGCAGTGTGCCGGTCGACTGGCTCCACCGCAGCAGCACGTTGTTGTCGATCACCTCGGCTGTGACTGTTGGCGCAGACGGCGGCGAAATGGTGACGCTCGTCGAGCCTGCCGCGCCCACGGTGCCGTTGATGTCGACCGCGGCGACCCAGAATGTGCGCGAGCCGCCCCAGTCGACCGACACCGGGAGCGATTGCGCGGTGAGGCGTGTGATCACCGCGCCATCCGCCCAGCTCGCGCCGTAGCGCACTTCGTACTCAGCAAGCGGCAGGCTCGCGTTGGGTTGCCCCCACGCCAGAATCACCTGACCGCCAGACAGCGAGTTCGTCACGGCCGGCGCGAGCGGCGGGGCGATTGTGAGCGCAGTCGACGCCGGAGTGCCGATGTTACCGGCCAGATCGACCGCGGCGACCCAGAACGTGCGCGAGCCGGCCCAGTCAACCTTGGCCTTGTGGCTTTGTGCGTTCGCGCGGGTGACGATGCTGCCGGTCCCCCATGTCGCGCCGTGGCGGAGCTCGTAGTGGTCGACAAGGAAGCTGGACAGCGGCGCATTCCACGACAGGACGTAGTCGGAGCCGGTGAGCTCGATGACAGGCGCGACCGCCGCGGGGATCGACACGGTCACGCTGTCGGCAGCGGCCTGCTTCGAGTAGTTGCCGAACGCGTCGATGGCCTTGACGAGCCAGTGGTAGGTGCCGGCGATGCGCGGCGCGAACTTCACCTGCGTGGAGCGTGCGCGCGCGACGATGGGCGAGCCATCCCACACCTGGCCCTCGCGCACCTCGTACTCGGCCAAGTCCTGATCGGGGACCGCGTTCCATGTATGAATGATGCGATCCCCCGCGGTCGTGACAGTGAACCCGGTCACGTCCGACGGCGGCAGCTTCACCATGGAACCGGTGATGGTGTAGGGGTAAGCCGCCACCTCGTCAAGCGTCTGCCGCCCGCCGCCCCACACGTTAAAGCTGACGAACTTGAAGTGGATCGTCTTGCCGACCATATCGAGGTCGAGCGGTTCGCTTCTGCCGATGCGCTCATCGACCCGGACAAACTGCTGCCCGGCGGAGTGCGCGGCGTCGGTGGTGCCGTAGGCCGCGCGCACCAGGCCGGTGAGGTCGTACTCGTTTTCCGCAACCAGCGCCGCGCCCTGGTAGGCGAAGAACTCGCCGCCCCATGTGTCGCCGACCCAGCACAGGGTCGCCAGTGAGGCCGCCTCGGCAGCTGTGCCGGGCAACAGTTGTTCGGCGGGGCCGATCAGGTCGACGCTGGCGGTGGCTGCCGCGCCGGCAGACATGGCCGACTTCAGGCTGCCGTAGCGGCTGCCGCCGTCGACTTGCCCGCTGTGCTTGTAGGTGGTGCCGTCGAGGCTCACCCACACCTCGCAGCCGCCCCACAGGGCGCCCGCCCCCGTAACAGCCGACCACACCTCGAGGCCGCTGAGGGTCTTTTCGATGGGCGGCTCGAAGAACACGGGCGGCTCGACGCTGCCCGGCGCGGCGTTGTAGTCCGCGTTGTAGCCCTCCGGGGCTGTGGACGGGTAGATGGCGGGCGCGGCCACGCCAGACAGGTACTCCTCGGCGACGATGGACAGCTTGCCGTCGTCGCTTTCGCTGATTTCCCTGATCCGCACCGGGTACTTGTCGAGGCCAAGGCCCACGTCGGTCAGGGTGACGATGTCCATCGGCTCGAGCAAGGCGAAGCGCCACCCCAGCTCGAACTCGTACTGGTTTCTGATGTAGAGCGCGCGGTCGCGAACGATGGACGCCACGGTCTCTGCCACGCCAGCGTCGACGATCGACTGGATCTTCAGCGGGCTCATCGGGCGCAGACCGTGCAGCTCGATGTCGGCCAGGTCGGAGGCCTCGGCCACGTCCGTGTTGTAGTCGTTGGTGCGGTTGCTGAACTCGATCTGCACGCGGTTGAAGGCGTCGGCCTGCGTCTTGCGCCGCACCCGCACCGGATCATCGCCGGTCGGCAGGAAGTCGTCATCGGTGAGGTCGTAGGCGGCGACGATGCTTGGCACGAAGCTGCCGAGCGCGCCGTACACGGGCTGATCGGCGTAGGGGATCAGCTTCAGTTTGTCTTCAGACCACAGTGGCGCCGCGTTGCCGACCTGTGCCAGCTCGGTCGCGTATTCGTGGGCGGGCCTCTGGTCGGCCCAGTACGGCGACACGAGGATGCCGGCAGCGAGGCAGTAGTTGGAGAAGTCCGTAAGGTCGCCGAGCTTGTCCTGCGGAAAGCCGGCACCCGACGTCGGATTGGTTAGCACGTCGACCAGCACATCCCTGGGGTTGGCGTCGTAGATGCCGCCTGCCGGGTTGTATGGCAGCTTGCCGATGACCTCAAAGCTGTGGTTTTCGAGTGATGCCGAGTCGGTCAGCTTGTAGTTTGAGGCCGCGACATAGGCGACCCCGGGGTAGACCAGCGCTTGTTCCGGGTGCGTGGTCTGAAGATAAGACCACGGGGTCTGCCCGGCGGCGCCCAACTTCTGGGTGAACCCGGCCGCGAGCACGCCGGGCACGTACATCGTGTAGTAAATGGAGACTTCTTTCCCGGCCATGTCGGGCGAGAACGTGTAGGTGCTGCCGGAGACCGAGAACTGGCCGTTTCCGGGCGAGGAATAGGTCTGATAGAGCCGCCGCAACGGGTTGACGTCGTAGATGAAATAGGTCGAGGCAAGCGGGAAGGGGATCGTGATCGTATAGGGCGCGGAGGCCGGCACGACCCGCCGCTCGTCGAGCTGGGTCGCCAGCCGGTCGCCCTGCTTTTCCTTGCCCTTCCACAGCGCGGTGACGGAATGGAACGGCCCCTCGCCGAGCGCCATGGCGACCGATGCGTAGTAGGTGTAGGTGGTTTGCTCGACCCCGCCACCCCCTTTGCCGCCGGACGTTGTCGTGCTGGCGACTGCCAGAAAGTCGCCGTAGTGCACCAGGTTCGCGGTGATACGGGTGCGGCCATAGACCAGCGGAACGACCATGCCGTAGGCGCTGGTCTGGATCCGCATCGAGCCGATGCGCTCAGCCTCTATCGTGGTGGTCTCGCCGCCCATGCTGGGTCAATCCTCGAACAGTGAATAGAACTTGACCTCGCGCCCGGCCAGCGCGACCTGCGAGGCGTCGCCGCGCGCCACCATGCGGTCGGGGCGGTAGGCGTGGATGATGTTCGGCCACCCGATAACGATTGCCCCGTGAGAGAACGTGCGTCCGAAGCGCCATACCGCGATGTCGCCCGGCTGCGGCGCGGCGACCTCGTGCGCGTACTGCTCGACCCACGCCAGGTAGCGCTCCTCGTCGCGATGCAGCATCCAGTCCATCGGATAGTCGCCAGCGTCGAATGGCTCGACCAGCCCGACCGCGGCGTAGACGCCGATTAGGATCTGCGCACAGTCGACGCCGACACCCTTCAGGCGCGCGCGATGGTGGTAGGGCGTCAGCAGCCACGACTCGGCCTCGGCCACCACGGCCGCACGAAGCGCTTCAGTAGGCGGTTTCTGGGACTGGAACATACGGGAACCCTCGGAATCGCGGCTTGTTGTTGAACTTCAGGTCGCACGTCAGCAGCGCCTTATCACAGCCCGGCAGCGCGTCGAACGTGTCGCCAACAGTCGGCGCGAACGGCAGTGGGATCGCCGTAGTGAACTCACCAGCAAGGAAGGTCTTCACGGTGCGCGTAACGCCGACGTTCGGCCCGGAGGTGAACGTGATCGTGCCCCCGGTGAACCAGCTCGCCGACTGCGTCAGCGCCGACTTGATCGCCGACCGGGTGCTCCCCGCAGCGACCGTGCCGGACACCTTGAACGCCGCCTTCGATACCGCGCAGCCCGAGTCGTACAGCATGTTTCCGCACTTCGGCTGGAACAGGTTGCGCGGCATCGGCGTGTTGAGGATTTCCAGATCGGACTTGACGGCCACCTTGACGGTGGTCCGCGATGGCCAGACCTCGGCGATGCGCCCCGAGAACATCCATAGCGTACCGGTCACGGGCTGACCCCACTCGGGCATGAAGGCGCGCTCAAGGCGAACCGACGCGCCATCGAAGCCGCCGTTCTGCGCAAAGCGCGGGTACGCCTGCCCGAAGATCAGCGTCGAATCGTCGCCGTACAGAGTGAGGTCGAGCGTGTCGACCTCGATGCCGGCGACGAGGCGCGTCTTGCCGCGCTTGAAGTTGAACGTGGTGAACGTGTAGTTGTTGGCCGTGAGCGGAATATCGGCGCTCGTGTAACGCAGCACGGACCCGCTTTTCAAGGTGATCGTCAACAGGTCGGCCATCGCGAACTGCTGCGACCCGTTGAGTAGCGTCTTCAGCTCGTTGCTCGCGGTCTTCATATTTTTGTTCCGAGCGACCCGCGCAGCTCGATTCGCTTGGCCTCCCAGAGCATCCAGAGGAACTGCTCGAAGTCGGTAGTGTCGCGCTCGAAGCGCACGCGGTAGTAGTAGGCGCCATCCCAGCTCAACGCGTGGCCAGACGGCGGCGCGGTGACGAACGTCACCATGCCGAGGCTGTCGATGCTGTAGTCGGTGCCCGGCGTTAGCGGCGAGTTGTCGCGGTAAAGCGCCGGTGCGCCGTTGAGATTCATCACCGGCTCGACGTTGCCGCCGAACGCCCGGACCAGCTGAAACTTGATGTTTGCGCCGTCGCCAACGCCGAACGATTGCGCCGCCACCGTGTGGTCTATCGGGTCGGTGTAGAGGAAGCTGTCGAAGCTCCCCTTGCGCGCATTGAAGAAGCCGACCAGGTTCTGCAGTTCCGCTTCGGCGCCCGCGCGCAGGAAGTTGAACGACAGGCTGATCTTGTACAGCGGGTATGAGTAGAACGACGTGCGCAGCTCCTTTCCGGACACCGCCGTCTGAATCTTGGTGTTCCAAATCGGGGATTTGCGCACCTTGATGTCGACGCCCGGCAGGTCCGGGAAGACGGCACTGCTCATCGTCTGAAGTCCCTCAAAGCGGCCTTGATCGCGTCAGCGACCGCGCCGCGGTTGTCGAGCATGAAGCGCTTCACGTCGACCGAGTCCATCGTCGTGATGTTCATGCTGATTGGCGGCATTGCCGGCTCCGCTGCCTCGCCGCCCTCGGCGCCGCCTGCCATGCCGCGGATCACCTCGGCGTACTTCGCCGGCAGCACCATTTCCTTCTCATGCAGCTGGGTCAGTGGGTTGACGCCGCCTGGAATGTCGAAGCCGCCGGCAGCTGACGGAACCTTGCTCGACATCCCCATGACGGCCGCGAAGATCGCGCCCATCGCGGCGATCGCGAGCACCGGGCCGACGAACGGGATCGAGGCCTGCGACGCAGCCGCGCCCGAGCCGGCCTCCGCTGCGTTCGTTCCCATGCGCGCCATTGCGAGCACGCGCTCTTTCGCGAACGCTGCGATCTTCGCTGTCAGCGGCTTGAGGATCGTCTCCTGAATGATCGACTGTCCGATGTTGGCCAAGACGCCCTTCAGCGCCGTGCCGACGCCGCGCCAGTTGGTGAGGACGGCGTTGCCGAGCTGCATCAGGCCAGATTCCATCGAGTTGATGACGTTCATCATCGGCGCCACTTGCTGCGCCAGCGCGTCACCGCGGATCTGAGCCATGCGCGCTTGATGCGCGGCCTCGACCTCCTCGAGCTCCAGCTTCAGCGCCTCGTAGGCCACCGGGTCGCTGGTCGGGTCGACCGCGGCCTGTTCCTCGGCGAGTGCTGTGCGGTGGATCTCGGCGCGGCGCTGCTCGAACTGTTCCTCGAGCGCGAGCAGCTGCCCCTTGGTCATGGCGCCGAACTCATAGTCCTGCTGCGCGACGTCACGGCGGGTGGCGAGTTCTTCCAGCGCGGCGTCACGGGTGGCGCGAGCGCGCATCTGCGCGAGGCGTGCGGAGTCCGCCGCCATTTCGCGCTCCATACTGTTCACGTCCTCGAACTGGTCGCGGATGAAGTCGGCGACGTCCTTCGTGCCGGCGATGTAGCTGCCGCTGTCGAACACGTCGACCGGGCCGTCAGCCTTGGACTTCTTCGAACCGGTCTTCTTGTCCGTGCCGCCGCCTCCCGAGGCCGGCGCCCCGGGCGTGCCGGGCGTGCCCGCGGCGCCGTTCGGCTGGAAGCTCGCCCCGGCCTGCTCATTCCAGATGTCCTTCGCGGTCTCGGCGAAGTTCTCAAGGTTCCGCTTGCGCTTCTCCATGATTCCTTCGAAGTCGAAGTTCGTGACCGCGTCCCAGACGATGCTGAAGTCCATCGCGAGCGCGCCGATTGCCGCGCCCCACATCTTCGTCACCTTCAGCAGCGGCACGAAGACGTTCGACACCAGCCACGAACCCCACTCGGCCAACTTGGCGAACGCGGGGATCAGTGCCTCGCCGACCATGATCTTCATGTTCTGCCATTCGGCAGTCAGCTTCGCGTCCTGACCCTGCAAGCCGGTCGACGCCTTCTCGGCGTTGCCCAGCTGTGCGGCGGTCTCCTGAAGCACGCCGTTGTACTCGGCCGTGATCTTTTGCGCCTGCGTCATCTTCGACACGGAGACGCCGTGCGCCTTGCCCCAGTCCTCCCACATCTTTGAGACGTTTTTCGTCACGCCCGCGTTGTCGACGAGAATCGAGTTCTCGTTCTTTAAGCCCTCGGACGCCGTCACCACGGCCTCACCCATCGACAGGTGCGCCGCGCGGTTGAATGCCGCGGCGTCCTTCAGGCGCAGCAGCGTCGTCTCGGCCTGGTCGATGTTGTAGCCGCGCGCGAGGAGGTTCTGCAATGCCTTCGACGCCTCGGCCGTGGTCATCAGACCGTCGGCCGAAATACGTGCCGCCGACTGCATGGCCTTGCCGATGCCGATGCCCGCGTGATTGGCCACGGCCTCGAGGCCCCGATATGCCCCCTCGGCCTGCGTCACGGCCTCCTTGGTCGACTTCACGAAGCCGACGATGGCGCCGATGGAGAACAGGCCGAGCAAGCGCGACTGTAGCTGCGACGCGATGCCCTGCATCTTGTCGGCCGAGTTGCGCAGTTCGCCCTCCATGTTGCGCGAGCCGTCGCGGACAGCACGCCCGGCGTCATCCATGCCGCGGGCGAGCCCGGACGTGTCCGCGCCTACGCGGACTTCGAGGTCGTTAGCTGACATTGGTGAGTATCCCGAGGAACGCGGCCATTTCCTCGTCGCTGGTGAGCGACTTGTCGGCCGACTGTTGAGATGGTTTCTTGCGCTCGTACCCGAAGAACTGGGCGAGCATCACGTGGATCGGCGGCGATGCCTTCCAATGACTGTTCATCGCCTGAAGGCGCGGGATGTCCATCGACTCGTCGATGTACTCCCACGTCCAACCAGTGACGGTGATTAGGAAGCCGTAGAGCTCTCCCCAGTCGAAGTCGTCGCCGCCGGAGCTTCCCCCGATTCCCGCTCCACGAGGCCGGAGACGCCGAGCACGGCTTCGGTCACGGCGAGCGCGTTACCCATGTCGAGCATGTCCTCCAGCTCGTCGAGCGTGAGCTCTGGGTAGTTGCGCTTCAGCGCTTCGTGGATCAGGTCAACGACTTTTCCGCTGGCGACGAGCGACGCTGGTGTGGCCGTCATCAGCGCCTCGCGGTGCGCTTTGAGAGAGCGGAAATTTAGCGGCGGCACGATCCATTCCTTGCCGCCCATCTGGACCTTCTTGCCTTCGATCATGATGTTGTGTTCCTGAAAAGGTTGGAGTGGTTGCCGGGTTGCGACGTGGTTTCGCACGCCCGACGCCAGGGCCTCTTCACGGCCCCCGGCTACCTACACTGCTCGGATCAGGAGATCGCCCAGTAGCCGACGTTGCCTGCGTCGTCGGCCATGGCCTCGAACTCGAAGTCCGGGATCGCGAAATCCTCGTTCTTGAACGGCATCGAGAACTTCGACGACATGCAGCGGTTGAACTTCAGCGTCAGCACGCGGCCCTGGTAGGCGTTGTTCAGGGTCACGCCAAAGAACGGGCTCGCGCCCATCAGCTGGTTGCTGATAACCCCGTACAGCGCCGTCGTGCTGACGGCGCTGTACTCGTAGGAAATCAGCACGTTCTTCAGCGTGTCGGCGGCGGCGAACGTGTACAGGCCAACAGCCGAGACCATGTACTGCCCCGTGGCGGGCGCGGCGCCGACGCGGGTGAGCGGCTTGCCCGTCGATGCGTCGATCACGCCCAAGTCGGCAACGAACGTGCCGGAGTTGGGCGGGGCAACGGTGATCGTGAACGGCGTCGCGGGGATCGCGGCGGCGAAGCCGTTCACGGTCGACTTGATGCCGGCGGCCGCGGTGTGACCGAAGAACAGGTCGGACAGAACGCGGCCGTCGATGTCAGCCATTTTCGCTTTGAACGACAGCGAGCCCTTGCCGCGGGCAACCGCGAGGGGGAATTGCATCGCGCCGTACAGCTTCTTCGCATCGAACGACATGTCGACGCCGACTTCCTGCATCGAGCCGAACTTAATTGGGGTGGGGGTGGTAATGGCAGAACCGGCCCCGTCGTGGGTCGGGGTGCCGTAGAGCGCGCCTGCGCCGAACTGAATCATGGGTAACCTCCAAAAAAAAGCCGCTCAAGGGCGGCTATTGCAATTCCGCGGGACGCGGGCGTTAAGGGCTAGGCTACGAGAACCTCGATCGGCACCAGGGCAACCGCTTGGCTGCCGAGCACGCCGTCGTAGACCTCGATCTGACCGGCGATCCAGGCGTGGGAGGCCAAGCCGTTCAGCGTCTGGGTGTTCGAGACTGGCCCAGGGCCAAGTGCATCGCGCACCGCCCCGAGCAGTGGGTTCAGGATGGTCGCGGGCGCCGCATCCTCGGCGACGTTCACATACAGATAGACCTCGACGCCCAGCCGCCACTTTGGCGGCAAGCCCTTGACCTGCTCCGGCGCTTCGCCGACCTGGATCATGAACAGCGCCGGCTGCTGCTCTTTGGGGACGTCATTCCAGTGCCGCAAGCGCCGGGACGATGTCTTGAGACCGGCGATGCCTTCGAGCTTTGCGAACAGCGCGGCATAGATCGGCTCGAAGTTCGTCACAGCCGCCTCCCGAGCTCACGTGCAATCAACTCCCGCATTTGGGAGCGGATGTGCGGCTCCATGTCTATCAGGGCGCTGCGAAGGAAGGAACGCTCAGGGACGTGCACGTTGCGCGAATGCGCCCTCACCATAACTGGGCGCGCCCCGCTCAGGGAGCGTCCGAATGCGCTCTTGATTTGCCGGACGTGTGCTTTCACCGACTGCTGGCCCGTGAAGCCGAATTCGTGCATCCGGGCGTATTTGACGTTCGTGCCGACGATCCCGGTGATCTTGCTCGGTGACGCTTCGACTCGCTGCGTGATAGACCTGCGTAGGCGCCCGGTGCGCACGTTCAGTACCTGGCCGGACAACTTGTCCGCTTTCACCTTCCGCAGTAATTGGAGTGTGATTCGGGAGATGGAGAGGCGCACGGCCTCGCGCACGCGCAGGTCCGCCTTTCCGAGCTTTACGATGGTCTCGTTCCGGCCGGTAACACGCCCCCGGATCATGGCGCCACCCTGCGGTGAGGATCCAGCGCCTTGCGGGCCGACGGCGGCAGGTCGGCGGTGATGAAGCTCACCGTCTCGCCGGCGAGGCTCTTGCTCGACACGTCGATGTGCGACCGACGCTCAAGAGCCAGCAGAATGGTCTCGATGCAGGCCTGATCGATGTCGGCAGGGACGGCTTGGTGGCCGGCCGTGTAGTCGATCTGAACGTTCGCGCAGCCCTTGGCGAAGCTGTACCCCTCCAGCACGATCGAGCGGTTGGCCAAGCGCCAGCCCGCTGTGCCGAATCCACTGCTTTGCGGGATCGCATGTCCGTTGAGGGTGACAGCCGAGACGGCCGTCACCGGGTACTGCTCAAGCATCATCGTCCGTCCACCATTGCCGTCCCGGATCTCGACGTGCGCCGTGCTCTCGATCTTGCGCGACAGGTACGTCTCGATCGCCGCGCTGGCGCGCGAGACGAGCTCGTCGATCAGTGCATCGAGCTCGTTGCCGGTGATGCCCTTGTAGAGCTTGACCGCGGCGGTGGTGGTGAGCGGCATGCTGGATTACTTGCCTTCGGGCCGCTTATCCAGGCCCTGCGCGGCTAGCACTTCGGCCACGTCGTCGATGTGCAAGCAATCGCACATGCAGGCGTAGTCGTTCGGCGCCTGGATCACCGCAATGTTGCCGTTGCAGTAGTCATTGCCAGGTGTCGCGCTGTGCAGCACGCCGAAGGCAACAACCTTGCCGCCTTCCAGTTTCACGATCTTGTCGCCATTCTTGGCCTCGCGGCCGTTTCGGTAGTGCATTTCAGTTCCTTTCTTGTTGTGCCGTCGTTCCGGGTGTCACGGCTAATTCATGCGCTATACGGCGTTCAATTGCCTCCGGCCGGCACTGCGGGCGCGTTGCCGTTGGCGGTGGCAGCGGCTGCGGCTTCCTCGGCGGCCTTGGCCTCGGCTTCAGCAGCAGCAGCTTCGGCTTCGGCCTTCTCGCGCGCTTTCTTCTGGGCGGCGGTCTCGGGCTTCGCGGGCTCGGCCGGCACTGCGGGCGCGTTGCCGAAGCCGAAGCCGTACAGGCTCAGTGCGGCCTCGGCCGGAACTTCGCAGATGCCGTCATCGTCGACCGGGTATTCGACGCCGTCGAAGGATGCGCTTGTCACGCCTTCGGGCGGAACCAGCTTGATTTTTCCACTCATGTGAGTCTCCTTGAGAAATGAAAAAGCCCCGCCGGAACGGGGCCTGGTGCTCGCCTTCGATTAACCGTTGGCGACGTTGGTGATGATGCCGAGGCTCGGCGGGAAGTAGTGCTGCAGCACCTCGTCGGCGTAGACGCCGTACTCGTACTTCCGAGTGCGCAGCGGCCATTCGATCTGGTGATACTCGCGGCGGGTGCGGACACGGCACAGGTCCGAAACGCCATCCAGATACGACGGAACCCGGGTGGTGCGGAACAGGATCGTGCCGGGCGGCAGGTTCGGGTGCACCACCAGGTCGATCACCTCGCCGGTGATCGGCGACAGATACTTGCCGACGTTGCGGCCGGCGATCAGCTCCTTCGGGCTGTTCACGTCGACCGTGAACATCACCTGCGGGTTGGTCTGGCCCAGCACCAGGTTGGTGATCTTCTGGAACTGCCGGAAGTTGAGCTGGATCTCGTTCGGCTGCAGGCGGTACTTGTCGAAGAACGACGCCAGCGCGGTGTCGATCTCAACCACGCGGCCGCCTGCACCCGTCAGCGAGGTACCGGTGCCGGGTGTGCCGGTGGCCAGAGCCTGGTAGTACGAATTCAGCGCGGGCTTGCTGGCGACGGTCAGCAGGCCGTCAAACTCCAGCGCGCTGGTCGAGTTGTCGGCAGCGGGCAGGGCGCTGGCGAGCTGCGCGGCACCGTTTGCGGCGGCGGTGATCGACACGCTGTTGATGGTGGTCACCGCGCCCAGACGCTCCGAGCCGGCCGCACCCCAGTACCAGGCGTAGGCGACCGCGCCGCGGACAGCTGCGACAGAGGCCGCCACGGAACCAGTCGGCCCGGTGACGGACACCGTGGCAGCGGCAGATTTCTGCGCGGTGCCGGCGCCGAAGGTGTCAGTTGAACCGTCGGCGTTGTTGCGGATGATCTCCGCTTTCACCTGGGCGGTGGCGGCGTCGAACGAACCGCCGGTCTGGCCGTTGTTGATGCCGGCCACATCCCAGTAGGACTGCAGGCCAAGCGCCACGCAGATGACGGACAGGGTTTGCGTAGCCAGGGTGCCGCCGGAAGCTGAAGCCGCCAGCGTAGGTGTAGGGGTCGTGCCCAGCGCGTTCGAGGTGTTGCCGCCGAGCAGGATCATTTCCTCCTCGATCATCAGCGACTCGAGCGTCTGCTGCACGGCCAGCGCCTTCACATCCTCGAAGCCCTTGGCGGCGTAGTCGGCCTCGAACGTCACGGCCTTTTCCAGCCCGATACCGCGGTAGGCGGCGAAGTACTCGGCGGAGGTGTGCTGCACCTGGCCGCCGCGCTGGCCCTCGCTCACGCCGGCGCGTACGCGGGTGGTGTTGATACCGGTGATCGCCTTCCAGTTGGCCTGGATGGCGAAGCCGCCGCCGACGCGCGGGATGCTGTTGCGCAGGGGGCAGAGGACGGGATAGAGCTTTTTGGACGGGGCTTCCAGGTCGTAGCCCTGAATGCCTGCCGTTGCCGAGCCGGGCTGGCTGAAGTTCTTCACCAGCTCGTCGACCGCTTGGGCCTGCGCGGTCTTGACCAGCGCAAGCACCTCTTCACTGTTGATAGCACCCATGTGCGTTCTCCTAGATCAAGATTGCCGGGAATACCCCCGGCGGTTTACACCCAGTGGGTGATCTATCAGGCGATGCGGATCGGGCTGGTTTGCGCAGCCTTGATCAGCGTTGCCACTTCGTTTTCCTCGCCGCTGCTGGTGATGACCGGCGCGACCTCCTTGGCGTCGCCGCCGGCGCGGTCATCGGCCTTGCTGAGCGCGACGCCGTTGGCGTAGCCCTTGGGCGGGGCAGGTTGGTCCTTGAGCTTGGCGATTTCGTCGGCCTGTTCCTTCACGCGCTTGGCCAGCGCGTTGACCAGGGCGGCCGGCGTGTCGCCTTCGATGCCGGCGGCCTTGGAGAGCTCGCGCATCGATTCCAGCTCGGCGGCGATCTCAGCGATCCAATCGACAGCCACCGCACCTTCCGGGCACCCGGCCGCGCCGCAGGCTTTCAGCAGGGCATCGTGCGCGTCGTCGGGGACAGTCTCCGCCTTGCCCTGCTCGTCGTCCTCGGCATCCTCGGATTCGTCGTACTTGAGGTCGGCCAGTGCTTTGTCGGCGGCTTTGCAAGCGTCGTGCGCCGCCTTCAGCATGGTCTTGGTGGTTTTGGAGTAGCGGGCACCAGCCTTGGCGACGGTCGTCGCGGTGTAGCCGTTATCGATCAGGAACTTCCGGCGCTCCGCGTCGCCCATCGGCAGCGACTCATTCGCCGTCTTGCTGATGCTCTCGCCGCCCGCGCCTTGTGGTGCGGCCCAGAAAGTTTCGCCCTTGCCGTCGCAGATCGTGAAGCCGCCGGCCTTGGCCAAGCCGTCAACGCCGGCCGCCTTTATGGTGTTCACCTGCGCCACCAGCTCGTTCACTTCCTCGGCCGCCATGCCGGTGAAGATCACGGCGCCCTCCTCGCCGGGGGCTCGGTCGTCCGCCTTTTCGGTCACGTTGCCGTCACCAGGCTCGCCGTCGGCGGTCTCAGCCTTGAACATGGTGAAGACCGCCTCGGGGTTGGCCGGGCGATCCACGAGCGAAACCTCGACCAGCTTGATGCTCTTGATGAGCTTCTTGTTCAGGTCGTCGCGGCCGGTTACTTTGCCGCCGATGCTGAAGCCCTTGTAGACGCCAGTTTCGACCTTCTTCACCGCGACAGGGTCGACGACGTGTGCGCCGAACCAGGTGCGGCCGTCATCCTGCACTTCGGCCTCGATCGCCGTGCCCGCGGCCTTCTTGGCGTCGTGCATCTCGCGCACCGCGCCGAACTTCATGTAGTCGGGCAGGGCAGCCTTCATCGCATCCGAGGTGATGGTCTCGCCGTCGCTGTCTTCTGCGCCGCTGCTGGCGTAGCCGTAGACCTTGATCGTCCCGTCTTCCTGGGCCTCGGTCTTGGCGATTTCTGCGTAGAGTCGTTTCATTGTGTGGATCTCCAGAAAAGAAAAAGTCCGCGTCGTGCGGGCCTGTTCGTGGTTGCCTATGGGCTCAGTTGTCAGTGACGGGTAAAACATCGCAGCGGCAGTTCGGGTGCAGCGGGGCGCCCTGCACGCCACCGGTGAACGCTTCATCGATTCCGACCACCATGCCGTCGATCGCGTGGCACGCGTCGCAGCAAGCCGGCGCTGTGAGCCACTGCTTCCGCACGATGCCCAACTCGCGGTACCCGGTCAGGTTCCCTTCGACGTCGGCGCGGGCAGTCTCGGTGCGCGCGATCACGAGCGCGCGCTTTTCGGAGAAGGCGTAGCTGTCGGCCATGGCATCGGCGATTTGGTCATTGCCCCAACCTTCCTGCAGGGCCCGGCGCACGTCACCGCGCAGCATCTCGCGCGTGCCTTCGTCGATGCGCCACTGTGCGTCCGGATTCGGTACCAGGTCGCCGTTCACCCACTTCATTCCGACCATCTCGGCTGCGCGCTGGCGCGCAAACTCGATCGCGTGCTCGTTGGCCAGGTTCAATGCATCGACCGAGAGCTTCATGCCGATCTGCTGGGCGGCCTGCTTGACGGCCTCAAGGTAGAGGGCTTCCAGCTCCGGGCCCAGCACAGTGGCCAGCAGCGCCCAGTCGCCCAGGTCGAGGGAGTCGATGATGTCCGTCACGACTTCTTCATCATCCGCGGCGCTGTCCGCCTTGGCGGTACCGTTCAGGGCTGCTCCGAGCTGCGCAGCGACCGAACCGCGGATCTCGTTAAAGGAGGCGAGGGCGGCTTTCTGGATGGCGGCCGCAGCCTTCGTGACTGTGGGCCGCTCCCGGTCGATCGGCTTCAGGGCTTTTTTTTTACCGGGTGTCGCGGCGGCGTACTTCACCGCCTTGTCATCCTTTTTGCCGGCGTCGCCAGTCTGATCCTGGTCGTCGCCATCATCTGGGCCGGCCAACTGCGCTGGCGGGGGCGGGCTCATGTCGGTCTTTTGCTCCGGCGTCAGGGGCGGTTTGCCGAGCTCGGCGCGCACCTCGTCGGGGTGCAGCACCTTGGCCTCGACGTAGAGCTTGTGGCGCTCGGCACGCTTGATCGGGTCGACGATCTCGCCTTCCTGCCACACGAACTCGAGATCGGCCCATCCGAGGTGCTTGGCCAGCGTCATGTCGACCAGCGACTTCACCCACTGCTCGATCGGGGCGCGCCCCTCGGCCAGGCTCTGCTCGCGGTTCGTCTCCGCCACCGAGCGGTTGACCTGGGCGACGAAAGGCGTCACGTCGATGCTGAAGCAGTAGCAGACGATGCGCGCCAGCCACTCGTCGAACAGATCCTTCAGCGGCGGCTGCTTCGTCTCGTGGAAGTTCTTCGCGATTTCGCCGGGCACGAATTTCAGCTTGCGGCGGCTCGCCATGTCGTCCGACAGCAGGTCGTCCCAGTACTGCTGGAAAACCTTGATCTGCTCGACCGTCCAGCTTTCCGGCACTCCGGCCAGCGCATCGGGCACTGTGCCCTCGGTGAAGTAGTTCGTCGTCATGAGCTGGCGACGCAGGCCGATGTTCACCGTGTTGATGATCTGCTCGACCGGGCTGTAGCCGTAGACCTTGTTCGTGCGCAGGTTGCGCGGCTTGTAGATCAGTTCGTCGCGGGTGTAGTCCACTGCGGGCACGCCCTTGAGGATCTGCTGGTAGGCAGGGCCCTCAATCGGTGTCCGGCCAGTCGCGTCGATCACGCGCTTGATCGTCGAGCCGTCGATCGGCTCGAGGGCATACAGCTTTCCGCCGCGTGTCTTGCGGACGTAGATCGTCGGCGCGTCGATCACAAACAGGTCTTCCAGCAGCATGCGCAGCCAGTCTTCCCAGCCGTGCTCTCCGTCTGGCATCCGGAGGAATTGCATCGCCTCGTCGCACCGCGCGTCGGCCTTGGTCTTGTCGCCGCGGGGCTGGACGACCCACTGGGATGCACACAGTTGATCCTTTCGGGTCTCGATCACCAGGCGCAGCAGGTCGAAGTTATCGGCGAAGGCGCGCAACTCCGGAAAGCCGACGGCTTCGCCACTGCGAGGACGAAAGTCGACGTTGATCCCGGTACGATAGTCGAACCGGCGCCCCGCCACGCCAGCGGATTCCGCATTTGCAGGGGCGACTGCGGGGGTCGGCGGCGTCATCGGCCCGAACCACTCCTGGGGCGCGTTTCCGGTCAGCGCGTAGCGCATGCCGGCGGCGACGCGGGCAACGAGGCCGGAGTCTAGAAATTTGCGGTCGGGCATATTGGGTCGTCAAAAAACGGCGGTTAGGTGCCTGCGCTCTTAGCGGCAGGGCCAAGAGTTCTGATGTAGTCGAGCATCCCCGTGTTGCCGCCGATCAGGTGCTCGAAGCCTCGCGAGAGTGCATCGATCTGGTCGTCGTGCGTGCCGTTTGGGAAGGTCCGCATTTCCTCGATCATGGCGTCGTTCCAGCTGCCGCGCAGCATCAGCACGTTGCCGACGTTGACCTGCGAGGCGAAGGGCTCGGCACGTGTCACCTTGTCCCCCGATTCTGGCGAGGTCGTCACGGCGTAGCCGGCGAGCTTGCGCGTGAGGTAGAGCGCTTGGGTCTTGCCGGCTTGGCCGGGGTCCTGGGGCAGGCTGACGTGCGTCAGCCTGCCGTCGCGGGCTGCAGTGTTCTTGATCAGCGCGTCGCGCTCGTCGGGGCCGAATCGCTCGCGCTCCATGTTCGCGATTAGGTAGCGCCCGTCTTCGAGCTGACCGAGCTTCGCGCCGGCGGTCCAGTCGCCGTCGGTGGTGCTCGCCAAGTCCCAGCCGCGCACCCAGCGGATAGGACCAGCCGGGATTGCGTCGATTGTTTCGATCTTGCCGGGCTTGAACAGGCCGCCATCGAGCGGGGCCGGGCGCTGCCGGTACTGGCCAGCGAACACGTAGGGCGCCGCCATCTCCATCCGGAGCAGCGTCTCGATGCCGTGTTTCTCCGGCCAAAGCGCCGTGCCGTCGTCCTGGATGGCCGACAGGCAGACGTGATCCCAAACCTCTCCGTTGCCGCCCGGGATCGGTTTACCCTTCGATCCGGTTTTCTCGCTTCGGTCCCCGAGCAACCAACCTGACAAATCGCGCTCATGTAGACGCTGCATGATCAGGATGATCGGCGTGTCCTGGCTGTTCTTCCGGCTCTCCAGCGTCGTCTGGAACCAGTCGATCACGCTCTGGCGCACCACGTCACTGCGTGCCTCGTCGGCCTTGTGCGGGTCGTCGATGATGATCGCGCCGCCGAACCCCGCCCGGTCTTTGCCAGCGCCGAAGCCTGTGATAGTGCCACCGGTTCCGGTAGCGTACATCACGCCCGCATCGCTGGTCGTCCAGTGCGCCTTGGCGTCGCTGGCGATCCGGCAGCGCGGGAAGATTTCCGCGTAGGCTTCGTGCTGCACCATCGCGCGCACCTGCACGCTGTTGTTCACGGCGAGCGGTGCCGCATAGCTGGTGTGGATGAACTCGGCATCCGGCACCTGCCCCATCGACCAGGCGATGAAGTTCACCACCGCCAGTTCGGTCTTCGAGTAGCGTGGCGGGATGTTGATGATCAGCCGCTTCGTCTCTCCCCGAAACACCCGCATGAGCGCATCACAGACGATCTTGTGATGAACGGCTCGCTTCCACTTGTAGCCGCGTCGCTGCTGGAACATCCAGCGAGAGAAGAAGTACAGGTCAGTCCGCGCGAGCTCCGCGGCGACTCGCCTTTCCTTCGGCGTCATACATCGTCGACGATCTGCTGGGCGATCTTGCGGAACTCGCCAGGCGTCATGTCGGCGTGCTCGATCGGCGCGCCGTCCTTTCCGGTGAGCTCAAGCGGCTTCGGCGACTCCTTCCATCCGGCCCGGGTCTTCAGCCAGAAAATCTGCGACGTCGGGTTGCCGCCCGGGTGAGTCTCGGTTGGCGTGACCGCGTTCTTGAACAGGCCCTTGGCGACTTTGACGTTGGCCTTCACCGATCCGCCGTCGAGTTCCGTCCGGAAGTACTTGCGCAGGGTGCGCTCGGTGATCGGCTTGCCGTTCTTGCCCTTCACGAAGTTTGCGATGTCCGGTTGCGGAATGCCGAAGGCGGCCAGCTGTTCGACTATGTCGCGCTGCTCAGGGGTCGGTTCGAAAGAAGGTCGTGCCATGTGCTTTTGCCCTTGAAGTCGTGCGTCGTCTCCTTACAGTCCAAGCCAGCCTGTTTGAACCGTGGCTTTGGTGGGCTCAAAACTGCAAACGCCACGGCGCGCGGCGGGGCATCTCTGGCCAGAGGCCCGCGCCGCAATTACCTGGAGACACGAAAATGGACAAACCTCGCTCGAAAGCCTCGATCGTCAAGGAACACATGACCGCTGGACGCTGGCAGGAAGCAATTCGCATCGCTGCGCGGTTCCCCCGTCTGGATCAGCACCGCGGCGCGATCCTCGACGCCCACGGCGCCTACACCAACCCGCGCTTCTACGCCCAGCTCGGTAAGGACATCGATGCCATGAAAGACGCCGGCCGCGCCGCCTTACTCGACCGCTTCCGCCTCGAATAGGCTTTCGTCGACTTCGACCACACCGCAGGCCTCGGTGGCCTTGCGCGGGTCGCCCTTCACAAACACCAGCACGTTCTGGTGTGTTTTGCCGAGCTTGCGGCTCACGCTGAATTGCTTGCCGGCGCGGATGGCCAGTGATCCGGTTGCCGTGATCAGCACGGCCTCGTTGTAGTACCGCGCGCCGGCGTCCTCGAAGGCGGCGATGGTGTCGCCCACGAAGTTCCGATAGATGCCGTCCTTGCCCCGTACCTCACCAACCACGAAGCAAGCGAAGCGGTCAGGCTTCAGCATGGCCACGGCCTTGGCGATGATTTCGCGGTAGGCCGCGACGAACTCTGGATAGCCCATGTTCGACAGATCGTCCGGGCGGTCGGAGTAGACCTCCAGGTCGGCATACGGCGGGCAGGAAAACACCATGTCCGCTTCCACGCCGGCGCAATGCTGATCGATCTGCCGGCTGTCGCCGCAGTGCCACGCCGGCGCGGGCGACTCGTCGTCACCGAGGCCGCCCCACTGTTCGCGGTTGGCTTCAACCTGTTCCGGCCGCAGGTCGCAGCCAACGTACGGGCGGCCCGTCTTGGCTGCCACGATGCCGCGCACCGATCCGCCCGAGAACGGGTCCAGGATCACGCCGCCGGCAGGGGAGAACCACCGATAGGCCAGCTCGCACAGCACCGGGTCGAAGATGCTGGTGCCGGTCTGCGCCCTGGTGTCCGGGTTGGCGGCGAAGAACTCGTCCCACGATACCTCGCGCCCGATCTTCGCCTCGTAGCGGTTCTTGGCCTCGTACACGGCCGGCGGCTGCGAGGACTGCGAGAACGTCAGCAGCTCGTCGCGCCCGGTCTCCGAGCGCAGCCCCATCGCCAGCCAGGCGCGCTTGCGTTCCTGCCACCAGCCGCGCCGGGCATCCAGCACAGTGAAGGGGGCGATTATGAAGCGCTCGGCCAGCGTTGCGCGCGCCTCGGTGGCCGCGCTCTCGGTGCCGTCGTTAAGGTTCAGCAGGTCGCCCAGCTCGGCATCGCCGAAGCCCAGCAGATCCAGATCGAAGCCCAAGCCATGCAGCTCGCCCAGCTCGAGCGCCAGCAGTTCGGAATCCCAGCCAGCCTGCTCGGCCAGCTTGTTGTCCGCGATGATGTAGGCGCGCTTCTGCGCCTCCGTCATGTGGGCCAGCTCGATGACCGGCACCTCGTCGACGTTGAGCTTGCGTGCTGCCAGCACGCGGCCGTGGCCGGCGATGATGCCGTTCTCGCCATCGACCAGGATGGGGTTTGTCCATCCGAACTCGCGGATGCTCGCGGCGATCTGCGCGACCTGGGAGGGCGAGTGCGTTCGCGAATTGCGGGCGTAGGGGATCAGGTCGTCCACCTTTCGTGACGTGATCCGCAATTCGCTCATGAGGCTTTTACTACCCGGAATAAAACTCCGGCCGATCAGACGTCGATCAGCCGGAAAGGTCCGCGCCATAAGGAACGGAGGAGGAGACAAGGGCAACAAAAAAGCCCGGTCGCTGAGCGGGTCCGGGCTTTGGGGTGAGTTATTCACCGTATTGATTTCATGCATTCTGGCGGGAAAAAATCACAAGTCAAGATTTTTTCACCAAGGGACCAGCTCAGCCTGCTGCAATCTCAGCTCCGCCATGTCCATCGCGCGGTGCTCGATCTCGGTCAGCACGCGCCGGATGCAGCGCCATCGGTCGGTCATTGTGTTCGGATGAATGCCGACCATCTCGGACAGGTCTTTGAGGTGGACGCGCTTGCCGTAGTAGCGCTGAACCAGGGCGTCCACCAGCCGGCGACTGTGCACGCCGGTGCCAAGTGAGGCCGTGGCAGGCTGGATGAGCCTGATCTTCGCCGACAGGCCCTCGCGGTCATCCACGGCGAAGCGGGCGATGATGGCGCAGCGCTCGAACTCCCGAATCTGTTCCACCTCCGCCCGGATGATGCCGGCTTGGGCGGCGCCGTCGAGCCCGTGCAGACCCTTGCCGCTTCCGATCGACCCGCGCATCATGCGCGCCATCGGCGTGGGCTGGTACTGCTGGGTGCTGTACCGGAAGGCGAAAGCCAGCGCGGCATAGGTGCTGTCGAACAGCGGCTCCGCTTCAACCCGTGATGTGGCTTGGTTGTCCATTCTGAATTTTCTCCTCCTGATAAGCCTTGCAGCGGCGCCCGTGGTTGCGGCGCTTTCCCTTGTTGTCCTTTGCCGTGCAGATCGTGATCGGCTTCCCCCAGATCGTCTCCGTGTGCTCGCTGGCGCATCCCCTGCACGTTCTGGCTTCCTCGGCCAGCAGGATCTCCAGCGGGTCGCGGAACACCAGGCGGGAAGGGATCTCGCGTTCGCCGGCGCCACTCATAGAGCAGTGACCTTGACGAAAGCGCGCGCGGTTTCCGCGTAGCGCTTCTGCACCGACAGGTCGACGACCTGCTTGTCATCGCGAAAAACGATCTCGTTCATGGCATCGAAGATGCCCTTGATCACGTTATCCACATCAGGCTTGGCCGTTGGCATGGTCAGATGGTCGAGCGCTGCCCGTTGCTTCTTCAGCGACCAGCTGGCCGGCGGTGTGACGAACAGGCAGATTTGAACCGCAACGGCGCCGTCGATGATGGTTCGTCCCCGCATCGCTTCCTCGGCTTTCACCTTGACCAGGTTCTCGTAGCTGGCGGTCTTTTCCGGGGTGTAAGTCGTCACGAATGCGCCGCGACGTGCGAACTTCGGCCGCCCCTTGCCGACCGGCGTGCCGGGGATCACAAAGGCGATTGCTGACTGGTGTTCCATTGTTTTTTCGTCTCCTCGATGAGATGCTGTGCCGCGGCTTGCCCGCGTTTCTTCTTCACGTCCGCGTAGTACGCCAGGCGCGTCAGGCGGTCCCAGCGCATCACCTGCCGGGCCTCGCACTGCAGACGGTGCGCCTCCCCCCAGGTGCAGCTCGGCTTGTCGCATGGCTGGTGCCCGCACATTCACGCCCGGTCGCCGCGGTCGATCTTGGCCCGGCGCACCATGTCGTCGGTGACGCCGGCAGCCTCGTAGACCCGGGCCTTGAACGCTGGGAAGGTTTCGTCGCGCTGCTGGGTGATGCCGTGCTCGGCGGCTTTCGCCTCGATGCCTGAGGCCGACAGGAACCATTCCTCGGAGGGCAGGGCAGGCAGCGCTGCTGTCGCCGCGGCGTCGCGCCGCCGGCCTTCGGCTGCCGCGAGGATCCACGCGAAGCCCTTGCCCTTGGCCTTTGCCTCCGGGCCGATCGATGCGATCTCCTCGACGGTCAGCCCGTCCTCGAGCAGCCTGAGCAGCTTCGGGTGCTGCGGGCTGACGCCTTGGATTCCCTCTGCCATCAAGCGCGCGCATACGGTGCCCGCGGGGGTGGCGCTCGTGGATATACCGTTAGCGCTCGCTATAGGTTTTCTCTGGTGTCTGGTGTCTGGTGCTTGGTGAGCTTTCGCTTGGGTTTCGTTTTCGGAACCCATCAAAAACCCAGTGGGTTTCTCGTCGGTTTCGTTTGGGTTCTTCCGTGGGCGTCCGCCACGCTTCCCGTTTTGCTGCGCCGCTTTGATTTTGGTTTGTGCCTTGGCGATCTCTTCCTCGGCGCGGTGGTTGATCCACACGCCGTCGACCAGCTCGAAGAAGTCGCTCAGCACGGAGTCGACTGCGTGCTTTTCCTCCCGGGTGCGTGCTCGCGCGAGGCGGTGCACCTGGTCGGCCGGGATGCCGCATTCGGTGGCGTAGTAGCGATCGAGCAGGATGCTGTACGCCCCGTGCTCGATCATCGTCAGGTGGGCGGTGTCCTTGGCGTAGTCACCGAGGTGGCGTTCGTAGTAGTTCAATTGAAGAGCTCCCCCTGTCCGACAGGAGGGAGCCCGACCGGCCGGATCGTGATTCCGCTCAGCCGGTCCTTTCGCCGTGGTTGCTCGACAAGCTCCTTGGTCTCGTTCAACAGCTCGTGCACGCGCGCCGACACGGTCGACTTCTGGAGCGTCAGCGCCTGCGCGAGCTCGCCGATGCTCCAGTCGCCGCCGCGCTGCTTGATGAAGCTGAGGATGCGGTTGCGCTGCTGGGCGGACTGGCCGCGATGCGCGTGGTAGGAATCGATCGAGGTTGTCTGAGCTGAGGTACGCATGTGGTCACCCCTGAGGAAAATCATCCATGTCGAGCAGCACGCGAAAGATCGCGACGAGCGTCAGACACAAGACCGCAAGACCGCAAGACCGCCATCGCTGTGTCGCAGAGCACTTTCATGCGGGCTGGCAGTAGATCTGGAAGGTCAGGGCGAGCAGCTCTTCCACCGTTCTGTGGATGTGCTGGCCCACGTCGGTCAGGTCGGCTTTTTCGCGCTTGTCGATTTCCCCATCCTCGACCGACACCTTGAACTTGATCGACAGATCGCCGAGCTCCGCATAGAGCTCGTTGAACTTGGCCAACAGTTCATCGCGGTCCTGGTTGGAACGCTCGGGGAACCTCATGAACACACCGCCGGACGCTTGGGCGACGGCCTCTGCGAAATGTGTCGAGCCTGAGAACTGCTGCATCTGCAGCGCGGTCTCGACCAGGATCGATTGCCCCTTGCGCTCGTAGATGCGGTTCTCCAGCGCGTCTCTCGACATGCCGAGCGCGGCGGACATCGCGTCCCAGCCGCCCGGGTATTCCCTGATCATCGCCAGGTAGGATTTCCTGATTTCCACAACTCTTCCTTTCGTTCTGTGGTTTTGTGGGGGGTAGGGGCCCGCTACAGTCGGGCCATGAAAACGAACGCCTCACAGCTAGTCGCTACTGCGTCGGTCCTCTTGGCGGCGATCGCCGTCGCGCGGCTCGCCGAGTTCACCGAAGCTAGGATTCTTCTCACTCCGGCGGTCCGCGCCTTCGCGCCGAGCGGCGCCGGTACGCGGTTCGCCGAATTCGCCGATAGAGGAGGCCATCTCGCAACCGGGCTCCGCGCTGCTGATCGAGCATGTCGCGTAGCCGAATCGCTCCGGATAAATGATCTGGGTCTCATTGATCTCGTTGTCGAAGTACTTGACCAGCGCCTCGGCGAGTTCCTTTGACGGCACCTGGATCCCGCGCTCGATTCGGCTCAGGTTCCCGGTGTCGGTCCCGACATCGGTCGAAACCTTCTGGAGCGTCAGCTTTCGCTTCAGCCGGGCTTTCTTTAGGGGGGAATCCTCCTGTGGGGAGGCTTCTACGTGCGCTTCGGCCTGAGGCTCTTCAGCAGGGGATTTCATGACACTCGATCTCGAAGGAAATAACACGGCTCCGATTCTGCGGAAACCGCAGAATGATTGTCAAGCAGAATCTGCGTTTTCCGCTTTGCGCGTTGCGCAGAAAGCGCAGGACAATGTCGGCATGAACGTAGGGAGCGAAATAAGACGCCGCCGCAAGGCCCTGAAATGGACCCTTGAGGATCTGGCCGGCAAGGTGGACAGCGACACCGGTAACCTGTCGCGCGTCGAGACTGGGAAGCAGGGCGCCAGCGAGGACGTGCTGCGAAAGATCGCCGCGGCGCTGGGCTGCACGGTGGCCGATCTTTTCGCCGGGGCAGAAGGTGCCACCAATATCACGCCAACGCCGATTGGCGCACGACGCATCCCTTTGATCAGCTATGTCCAAGCTGGGCACATGACAGAGGTTGTGGACAGCTACCAGGCGGGCGACGGCTCCGAATGGATCCTTACTGACCTCGAACTGTCCACGAACGCCTTCGCGCTGAAGATCAAGGGCGACTCCATGCTCCCGGAGTTCCGCGAGGGAGACACGGTCATCATCGACCCGCACGTGCAGCCGCTGCCGGGCGATTTCGTCGTCGCCAAGAACGGCGATAACGAAGCCACATTCAAGAAATATCGTCCCCGTGGATCGAACGAAGATGGGGAGTCGGTGTTCGAGCTGGTGCCCCTCAACGATGACTACCCGTCGCTGCGATCAGACATCACCCCCGTCCGGATCATCGGCACGATGGTCGAGCACCGGCGCTATCGCAGGAAGTAAAGTGCCGTCGAGCGTTCTAGTCGCTGCCCCGGGCAGCTTCGACCTGATTCGCGCCTCGCTCGAGGGATCGATCGCGACCGTTTTCCCGAAGTCGCGCGGGAGCGGGTACGACGCTGCCGTCAACTTCGCTCGTCAGGCAGCCCGCTACGAAGAAGCCGAGATCGGGAAAACCCTGTTCCACTTCGCAGCCTTCGGCCGTACCCGCGAGCAGGCCGCGCTGGCGCTCACCCTGGTGCGCAACCTGCGCGGCACCAAGGGGCTGCAACTCGTCGCCGGCGGCAAGCTGACGCAGGACGCATTCCGCACCGAGGCTGTGCTCCAGTGCTACCTCGAGGCGTCCGGGCTCCCGGATCCTCGAGCGCACTGTGTGCAGATCGTCCATGAGTCGCATCTGGTCGAGCGGTACCTCTCCGGCCGTACGTCGGTATCCTCGATCGATGTCGCCGACGTCATGCGCAACGCCTTCGAGCGCGACGATGAGGTGGGGGGGAAGGTGTACGAGTTCCCGTGCCGCTACCTTCTGTCTCGTGGCTTCAGGTTTCAGCCGGGGCACCCATCTTCGGAAGCTGATCAGCTACTATCGGCGGCGATCCGGGAGGGGTGCGACTGGTGCCCGTGCTTTCCAAAAGAAGAGGAGTGAACAAAATGAAAAAACACGTCACCGTACTGTTTCTTGCTGCGCTGCTCGGCGGCTGCGCAGCCGCCCCTACTGCAGGTGACGGGCGAAAACTCACCGTTGAGGATGCCGGAGAGCCCCCGGCAAACGTCGAGCAGGTGATTGCCGACGCCATGCGTTACCGGCTCAAGGATCCCGACTCGGCGAAGTATCAGGTCATCGGCAAGCCCTGGCGCCAGGTCACCAACAAGACCATGCTCACGAACGGTGGGGCAGGGTGGGCCATCTGCTTCGAGGTCAACGCCAAGAACATCTATGGCGCCTACACCGGCTACAAGCGAATTTATATGCTTTGGAATTCTGGGAGAGTCATCGAATACCTGGACAGTGATTACGGCGAGATCGCGTGTAAGAACGCCGGATAGATGGCTGCCTCGACCGGTATTCTCGCCGCCGCGTTCTTCGCCAGCGTCATCGGGATCAGCGACGGCGACACCCTGACCGTGCTCCATGGGCGGCAGCCGATCAAGATCAGGATCGCCGAGATCGACGCGCCTGAGAAAAAGCAGCCGTTCGGTACCCGCTCGAAACAGTCGTTGTCAGACCTCTGCTTCGGCAAGCAGGCCGAGGTATTCCCGCAGAAGACAGACCGCTACGGCCGGACGATAGCCCGTGTGAAATGCGAGGGTCAGGATGCGAGCGCGCACCAGGTGCAGGCCGGAATGGCTTGGGTGTACGATCGCTATATGACCGACCGCAGCCTGTATCACGTGCAATCCATGGCGAGGGCAGGGGGGCGCGGGTTGTGGGCGGATGCCGGGCCCGTGCCACCGTGGGAGTGGCGCAAGGGCGGCCGATATATTGATCGTTAAGCATTGCTCTACAATACGCTTATGGCTACGTACGCACTGAGAATAAAGGGGTTCACCCCCCAGTCTCTTCCGCTAGGAAGGCTGGGCGAGTATGTGTGCGCGCTTGCTGACCTCATTGGTGATGATGTCGGCGTCAGCTTTGAGCGCGTCACTAAGGGTAGCGCCCAGCTCAAAGTTTGGATTGACGATAATGACGCCCCCGTCGTAGTCAATAGAGTTCGCTTAGCCCCATCGGCCGATGAAGGGTCATCGTTGCGGCGCGGCTACGACAAAATTCAGAGCTTGCTTGCGGCGGACAAGACCTCCGCCGAATTTAAGCCGCCCAAGGGGGCTGTGATCCTTAAATTCCCTGGCGGGCCGAGGAATGCGCTACGTGTTGCAATCGTCAAGGAATATGGCGAAATCAGTGGACGAATCATTAAGCTCGGTGGCCGCGACGAAACTATCCCTGTAGCACTCCGAACGCCTGACGGTGAAGTCATCAACTGTACGGCCAATATTGAGATGGCTCTCAGGCTGAAGCCTTATCTGCTTGAGCCGATAGATGTGATTCTTACTGGCATTGGGCGATGGAAGAGAAAGGATTCGGGAGAGTGGGAGGCCATCGAATTCAAGGTTAACGATTTTTCCGTTATGGACTTTGATGGGCTCGAGAACGAGCTCGAGCGCACACGTGCTGCCGGCTCTGGTTGGGACAATGTGCAGAACGTTGACCAAGAACTTTCACGCATACGCTACGGATCCTGAATGGCTACAGTAATCGATGCAAATGTGCTTGTGGCCCTATTCAGGACATCTGTTGATGACTTCGAGAAAATTCGAATTGATGGACTGGTTGCCGACGCCAAGGCCAACAGAAGACGCCTAATTATTCCAAGCCCGGCCCTTTCCGAGTTTGCAGCTAAGGCGCTCCAACATGAGATGGATTTTCTACTCGGCCAATCCGTATTCCGGATTGCTCCATTTGATGCGAAGGCGGCCCTTGAGTGCGGGGAAATGCTGAGGGCGTGGGCAGCGGGTATGGATGGCAACAAGAAGGACCGCCACAAAGCAAAATTCGACATGCAGATACTGGCCATTGCGAAATCCAATGGCGCGTCGTTACTGGTCACCGGGGATGGAAATTTAAGAAGAAAAGCCTCGCGCGAAAAGATCGAAACTAAGCAAATCGAAGACCTGCCCATTCCAGATAGCGCTCGCCAGCATCGTATTGAGTTCCCCGTCTAATCACCTCATAACAGTCTGAGAAAACCCGCTTCGGCGGGTTTTTTGTTGCCATTGCGGTGCGGATGGCGTCCTGTCTGCGACCCAAGCCCCCGGTTTTATCGCCGGTTTGGTAGCATCGCGCCATGACACCCAAAGCCTTCATTGCCAAATGGCGCGATAACCCTCTGTCCGAGAAGGCGGGGGCACAGACCTACTTCCTCGACTTGTGCGACATGCTAGGGGTCGACAAGCCCAACGACCCCGACAACTACAGCTTCGAGCGTGGCGCCACCCGAACCGGCGCCGGCCACGGTTGGGCCGATGTGTGGAAACGTGGTGCCTTCGCGTGGGAAAGCAAGGCGCCCGGCAAAGACCTAGGTGCGGCGCTGAAGCAGTTGATGACCTACGCGCTCGCGCTCGACAACCCGCCGCTATTGGTCGTCTCCGACCGTGGCCGCATCGAGATTCATACACACTTCACAGGCACGCCTAGCGAAGTCCACAGCATCCGGCTCGAAGAAATCGGCGAGCCGCTGAATCTGCAAAAGCTGCGCTGGCTGTTCGAGGCGCCTGATCGCTTCAAGCCCAAACTCACGACCTACGCCGTAACCGAAGAAGCAGCGCGCAAGATGGGTGAGCTGGCCGAACGTCTCAACGCGCGCGGCAACACACCACAGCAGACCGCCCACTTCCTGATCCAGTGTGTTTTCTGCATGTTCAGCGAAGATGCGAAGCTGCTGCCGGAAAAGCTGTTCGAGACGGTGCTCGACAAGTCCAACCCCGACGGCACCAAGGCGCAGTCCCGACTTGCCCAACTGTTCGAGGCGATGCGGGATGGCGGCGACTTCGCCATGAACGACATACCGTGGTTCAACGGTGGCCTGTTCAAAGAGATCGAGGTTCCGGCGCTCACCACCGATGACGTGGTTCAACTGCTGGGTGCCGCGCGGATGGACTGGGGCGCGATCGAGCCCGCCATCCTCGGCACCCTGTTCGAGCGCGGCCTAAACCCCGAAATGCGCAGCCAGCTCGGCGCGCACTACACCGATCCCGCCACCATCCTCAAGCTCATCCGCCCGGTGATCGAGGCGCCGCTCTTGGCCGAGTGGGAGGGCGTCAAAGGGGAGATCGCCACGCTGTTGGAGAAGCACGCGCAGGGTGGTAAAGGCAGCAAGACCGCGCACGACGAAGCACAGACCGCCTTCATTCAGTTCATCCAGCGGTTGAAGTCTTACCGCGTACTCGACCCGGCTTGCGGCAGCGGAAATTTTTTGTACCTGGCGCTGAAAGCCCTCAAGGACTTGGAACACCGCGCCAACCTCGACGCCGAGGCGTTAGGGCTGCACCGCGAACTTGTCATCGAGACCAGCCCGTCCAACGTGCTCGGCATCGAACTCAACCCGTATGCCGCCGAGCTCGCCCGCGTCACCGTCTGGATCGGCGAAATCCAATGGATGCTAATGCACGGCTACGCGCTTAGGCGCGACCCCATCCTGCGCCCGCTCGACCACATCGAGAACCGGGACGCCGTTCTGACGCCGGCGGGATGCGAACCCGAGTGGCCCGCTGCCGACGCCATCGTCGGCAACCCCCCGTTTTTGGGGCAGCGTTTCATATTGCGTGAGCTGGGTGATGCATATGTCGGGACGTTACGTAAGCACTATGAAAACCGCGTACCCGGTAGCGCGGATTTCGTCACCTACTGGTTCGAGAAAGCGCGTGCCCAGATCGAAACCGGCAAGGCTAGGCGAGCAGGACTAGTTGGCACCAATTCCATACGGGGCGGCGCCAGCCGCAAGGTGCTAGAGCGTATCTTGAACACCATGCGAATCTTCGAAGCCTGGAGCGACGAGCCATGGATCAATAACGGCGCAGCGGTGCGGGTGTCACTGGTCTGTTTTGGCGATGGCAAGGGGGCCATGCTCGATGGCCAGCCTGTTAGTGAAATACACGCCGACCTGACAGCAGGCAACGAAACCAGAGGGGCGCTTAATCTGACACAGGCGAAGCCACTGTCAGAGAACACAGGGGCGGCTTTTTCCGGGTTCAAAATGAACGGCTCATTTGACGTGCCCCTAGAAACTGCATTGGCTTGGCTCAAGCTACCGACCCCACATGGCCAATCGAATGCGGCAGTGTTGCACCCATACGCAAACGCAAAAGACATTACTAGCCGTTCGCGTCATCAATGGGTTATTTACTTTCCCGGTTTAAACGAGCAAGAAGCAGCGCTTTATGAAAACCCATTTGAGTGGGTTGTTCAACATGTAAAGGGTGATCGTCAGAAAAAGCGCGAGCAAGCGCTACGCGAGAAATGGTGGTTGCATGAGCGTCCACGCCCTGAACTGCGCAAGGCTCTATCCGGTTTAGGTCGTTTTATTGCGACACCAATGGTTTCCAAATACCGCCTTTTTGTATGGTTGCCAGAGATTCAATTGCCGGAAAATGCAGCTATCGTCATCGCCCGCTCCGACGACACCACTTTCGGCATTCTGCATTCGCGCTTCCATGAGCTGTGGTCGCTGCGCATGGGCACGTCGCTGGAAGATCGGCCCCGCTACACCCCCACCACCACCTTTGAGACTTTTCCCTTTCCCGGGGGGCTGACGCCACGTGACACGCCAGCCGGCGCTCACGCCGAAGCTATCGCCGTCGCCGCGGAGCGACTGAACGAACTCCGCGAAAATTGGCTCAACCCGCCGGAGTGGGTGGACTGGGTGCGGACGAAGGAGGAAGAGGCGGCCGGCTTCCCGTTGCGCCCCATCGCCAAGGCCGGCCACGAGGCCGAGCTGAAGAAGCGCACGCTGACCAACCTCTACAACGCCCGCCCGGCATGGCTCGACCATGCCCACCGCGAACTCGACACCGCCGTGGCCGCTGCCTACGGCTGGACGGACTACACGCAGAAAATGCCTGACGATGAAATCCTCAGGCGTCTCTTGGTGCTGAATCTTGAGCGCTCTGCCAAGGAAGGGCCGACACGCGATCAAAAAGCAGTGGGGGCGGGCGTTGGCGAGCCTCAGGCCGCAGCGACGGCGATCGCGGAGCGCTCTGCGGCTTTGTCCCCGTGTACTATCAAGCAGGAACTATCCGGAGGCGACTGGTGGCAGCAATGAATTGTCTCAAGAAGGCAGAGCCGCTCAACCCCATCCCGCAACCAGAGCCGCAACGGCGGGAGCAGCGTCCGCCACAAGATAGGCCGCGCCCCAGCCGAGGAGAGCGGCGAGTGGCGTGAAAGCTGCCGCGATGCGGCACCAGTTCAGCCAGGAGCCTCTTCGGTTGTTGATGGCAGCGGCATCGCGTATCCGGTGTTGTAGGTTCTCAAGCTCCCACTGCCGAAGCTGCTCCACCCGATACTCTGGCTTGTGCAGGCTATTCGGTTCGTTAAACGCGGAAGGGTAGGGCGCGATGGCCAGACATTTCCAGTTCAACACCCCGCCCAGCAAAAACAGGTACAGGCAGACCGCCAGCGCTGCCCCTGTGATCCCAGGGTTCATGCCTTTGTCGCTTCCGGCGTACGCCAGCGCGGCTCCGGCGCCGGTAAGCATCAGTGCCATCACCGTGTTCGCCTCGCGTTGGATCATTCCAGCCACCTCGATGCGCTCCCGCATGTTCTCGTGCCCGGCCTTCTCGGCTAGATCAAGCAGCTCACTCATATCAGTCACTTCCCCTGTGGCCTCTTAGGCTAATTCAGGCCGAAGTATTACGCCAGCCCGCCACGTGTAGGGCATCTCTTGGGCTCGCCGCCACTGCGGCCCGAGCAATTCCATTTGCTTAAATTCTGCGCTTGACGCAGTTTATATTTCTGCGTAATCTGCGTCATGTAGTCTGCGATTTCCGCAGAATATCAGGAGGAGACGATGGCAGAGGCATATATCAACGAGCACCGCCAGGCCCGGCAATTCGCCCAGGACTTCTTGGCGGCTAACCCCGACACCCACATGACGGTAGTCACCCACGGCGGCGTCCGGCTGACGCTGGACCGCTCGGGCAACGAGAGTGTCGACCGCGTGTGCACCGGCTGCGCCCACGACATCCCGGGCAGCTGCGCCGCCAGCGAACGGAACGAGGACGGCTATCTGCGATGGCCCGAAGAGCCTTGCTATCAGGCGAAGGAGGCAGCGTGAACAGCGTCGGGATTAGAAACGAGTTGAAGGTGCATGCCGAGCGCGAGCGGGCAGAGAAGGCGGGTCGCGCAGATGCGATCGTTGCTGCGGTCAGCCTGTTCATCCTGGCGGTCTATGCGGTCGCGGCATATATCGACCAAACAGGGGCCTTCAAATGAACGCCGCCGAAACCATCATCGAGCCGTCGCTAGTTGTCCGCGCAAGTTCCTGGGCCGGCCTATTCGACTGCGCTTACCGCTGGGAGGGCATCCACCTCCTGAAGCTGCGCAACGTCGTCGGCTTGCGCGCCGCGCTCGGCACCGCGATCCACGCTGGAACGGCCGCGTTCGATACTTCGCGCCTCAGCGGTGCCGGCGTGACCGCCGACGACGCCGCCGGCGTCATGGTCGACAAGCTACGCGACCCCGAGAATGAGTTTGACCCCGCCCGGGACGATCTCACCGTGAAGGATGCCGAGCGCATCGGTATCGCCCTGACGGCGAAGTACTGCATCGAGGTCTCGCCGCGCTTCGACTTTGTCGCCGTCGAGATGGAAACCAAGCCGCTCGACATCGACTGCGGGGGCGGTGTCATCGTCCGCCTCACCGGAACCATGGACCGCGCCCGCATCCGCAAGGGATCGCACGGTGTCGGCATCGCCGACCTTAAGAGTGGCTCGGCAGCCGTCCAGAAGGGCGCGGCCGTCACCAAAGGCCACGGCGCCCAGATCGGCACCTACGAGCTGCTCTACGAGCACACCACCGGCGAGTCGATCACCGACGACGCCGAGATCATCGGCCTGAAGACCAAAGGCACGCCCGAGATCGCCACCGGCACGATCAAGAACGCCAAGCGCGTGATGGTCGGCACCGAGGATCACCCGGGCCTGATCGAGTTCGCCGCCGAGATGTTCCGAAGCGGCCGTTTTTACCCCAACCCCAAATCGTTGCTCTGCTCGGACAAGTACTGCCCGCGCCATGCGACGTGCCCCTTCCACGACTGACAACACAGGAGATCACCAGTCATGAATGCACCCACCAACCTACGCGACCTCAAGAAAACTGCCGTCAGCGTCGCCGCGGACGCCGGCATCGGCAACGTGAAGGCCTTCTTCGAAAGCCAGAAGTCGACCCTCGCCGCCGTCCTGCCGAAGCACGTGGGCGCCGACCGCATGCTGAAGATCGCCCTGGGCGCGCTGCGCACCACGCCGAAGCTGATGCAGGCCCGCACCGACACCCTGCTGGGAGCGATCATCCAGTGCGCGCAGCTGGGGCTCGAACCCAATACTCCGCTGGGGCACGCCTACCTGATCCCGTTCGAAAACCGTAGCAAGAACATCACCGAGGTTCAGATCGTGTTCGGCTACAAGGGCCTGATCGACCTCGCGCGCCGCAGCGGCCAGATCGTGAGCATCGCCGCCCATGAAGTCCGCGCGAACGACCACTTCGAATACGAATACGGCCTCGACGAGAAGCTGGTGCACCGGCCGGCGATGGGCGAGCGCGGCGCCGTGATCGCCTTCTATGCCGTGGCCAAGCTGGTCGGCGGCGGCTACGCCTTCGAGGTCATGAGTAACGCCGACGTGATCGCCATCCGCGACGCCTCGCAGGGCTGGAAAACCGCCGTACGGTTCAAGAAGGAAGCGAGCTCTCCGTGGGGCGCGCACTTCGTCGAGATGGGCCGCAAGACCGTGCTGCGCCGCCTGTTCAAGTTCCTGCCGGTGAGCATCGAGTTGGCCACCGCGGCAACGCTGGACGGCAAGGCCTCAGTCGGCGAGACGCAGGGCGCGTTCGAGGACGTGCTGCAGGGCGAATACACCGTCGCGACGGACGACGTCGCGACGGGTGACGACGCCGGCATCGACACCACGACCGGCGAGATCGCCGGCGGCACTGGAGACCGGTCCGACGCGCCTGCCGATACCACCAGAAGCGCCCTGACGGCTGATCAGGTGCGCGAGCGCCTGGCCAAGGCCACCGACGTCGACATCCTCGACGCCGACGCCGATCTGATCCGCGAGATCAGTGACGACGAGCAGCGCTCCGGACTGACTGACCTGTATCGCTCGCGCCGTGAGGAACTGACCGGTGGCGCCGCGCCGGTGGACCAGAAGCCGGCCCCGGCCGCTCGCCGCGGTCGTAGCGGCATGAGCATGGAATAAACGGGGCGCCAACGTGACCCACCGCAAGGCCCTCATCAAGCTGATCGAAGCCAACGGCCGCACCCACGGCCACTGGCAGGTGTTCAGCGACTTCGTGGAGCTGTCGGCCATCGCCATCAGCAACGCCGTGGATCTGGCGCGCCGCGAAGCCAGAGAGGCCCGCTATCTGGAGATCGTCGGCAAGTACGAGCGGGAGGAGGTCGAGCGCTTCCCCCGCATGCTGGGCGAGCTGGTGAGCGAACTGGAATGCGGGCCTGCCGACGTGCTCGGTGCGGTTTTCATGGAAATGGAGCTGGGCAGCAAGTGGCACGGGCAGTTCTTCACGCCGTACGAGCTGTGCCGAATGATGTCCGGAATGATGGTCGACGACCACATGCGCGGTCTGATCGACGCGCGCGGGTTCATCCGCGCCAATGAGCCGGCCTGCGGTGGCGGCGCGATGGTTATTGCCCTGGCCGAGGAAATGTACGCGGCCGGGATCGACTACCAGCAGCACCTACACGTCGTTGCCCAGGATCTGGACCTGAAAGCTGTGCACATGGCCTACGTCCAGCTCTCGCTCCTGCACATCCCGGCCGTGGTCATCCACGGCAACACGCTCGCGCTCGAGGAGCGGTCGCACTGGCACACCCCGGCTCACATCATGGGCGGCTGGGAATGGAGGCTCGCCGCAGCAGAACGCCGCGCGGCCGGGCCCATCGTTTCCGCGCCGCCTGTCATCCACAAACCCGAAGTTCATCACCCGGCGCCGCCAGTCGTTGCCATCCATCGGCAACCGCGGCAGCCCGCCGACCAACTTTCACTTTTCTGAGGATCAGTACATGAGCAAATTCAGATTCCAGGGCAGGGCCAGCATCCTGCACCTGAACACCCGCAAGGAAGGCCCCGACGACGACAAGGAACTGGCCGTCGACGTGAAGCTGCAGGCCTTGTGTTCCATGGCGGTCGCCGACTATTTCGAGCCTGAGCTGGCCTACTTCCTGTTCCTGCAAGGAGGCGCTGTGCGCAACGTGATGATGGGCCCGGTCAGCTTCTCGCACGAGCTCGAGGGCTACCGGCTGGACGCCGTCGGCGGCACGTTCCACGGCGTCAAGGTGAAGAAATTCACCCTGGAGCCGGTCAACGGCAGCCAGATCCGGCTGACGTTCTCCATTTCGTTCAAGCCGAGCGGCGACGAAGTGGCGCGCATGGCGGAGTACCTGCAGGACGAGATTGAGATTGAGCTCAACCCGTCGAACGAAGAACTCGGATTCCAGGAGGCCGCATGAAAATCACCGCCATCCAAACCAGCAACTTCCTCGGCGCCCGCGCCGTCGACGTGAAGCTGACCAAGCCCGTCGCCCTGTTCGCGGGCAAGAACGGCGCCGGGAAATCCAGCGTTCAGGAAGCCGTCCGCATGGCCCTTACCGGTGAGACCGTCCGCGTCGGCCTGAAGAAGGACTTCGGCGCCTTGGTCAGCGAGGGGCAGGAATCCGGGTTCGTCGAACTTCAAGGGACCGACGAAGGGCAGGACTTCACCGCCTCTATGGTGCTGCCGGCCGGCAAAGGCCTGCACAGCACGGATGAGGCTGTCCCGTTCGTCCTCGACGCCCAGCGCTTCGCCCGGCTCGACCCCAACGATCGCCGCGCCTTCCTGTTCGGCCTCATGGGCCTGAAAACCGATGGCCCGGCAGTCCGCGAGCGCCTGCTGGCCAAGGGCTGCGATGCAGCCAAGATCGACGCCGTCGCCCCCTTCCTGCGCGCCGGCTTCGACGCCGCCCAGAAGGAAGCTCAGGGCAAGGCCCGCGAGTGCAAGGCCAGCTGGAAGACCATCACCGGCGGCGAGGCCTACGGCTCGGTCAAAGCTGTCTCATGGCAGGCGGCAAAACCGGAGGTCAAAGCCGACGAGCTGGCGCAGGCCCGCGCCGATCTGGCTGCGGTCGAGAACGAAATCGAGACCGAAACCAAGCGCCTCGGTGAACTGCAGGGGCGCGCCCGGCAGGTAGCCGAGCAGCAGACAAAGCTGAACGGATTACGGCAGCAGGCCGGCATGTACGCCCGATATGCCGACAAGCTGGAGCGTGACGAGGCAGGGCTGAAGGAGCTGGAAGCCAAGGTCGAGGCGACCCGCGCCAAGGCCGGCATGAAGCCCGAACAGAACACCGCGCCGCATCCGTGCCCCCACTGTGGAGGCATGCTGCTGATCCACGATGGCCAGCTGGAGGTGTGGGAAGAGGAAACGCTGCCACGCTATGACGCTGAAGCCGCATCCGCGCTTCCCGAGTACGAGCGCGCCCTGAAGCTGATGCAGAGTGCCGTCTCCAACAGTAAGCGGGATCTCGAAGCCGCAGACACCGCTGCGCGCACGCTGAAGGCGCTGGAGGACGAGGCAGGGGAGCCGGATGACGGGGCCGACCACATCGGCGCGCTCGAGCAGCGCATCGCCGCTATCAAGCATCACCGCGGCAACCATCAGAGCGCCATCCGCCTGATCGAGGAAGCCGAGCGCCGCGCTGCTGAGGCCGATGAAAAGACCGCGCGCGCCTCCGCGCTCCACCTGGACGTACAGGCATGGGAAGCGATCGCCGACGCGCTCGCGCCCAGCGGCATCCCTGGCGAAATGCTGGCCGAGGCGCTGGAGCCGATCAACGAGCGCCTGGCCATGTCGAGCAACACCTCGGAATGGCTGCGCATCAACGTCGGCCGCGATATGGACATTTTCTCCGCCGAAGAAGGAGCACAGCCGAGGGCTTACGCGCTGTTGTCCGAGTCCGAGAAGTGGCGCGCCGACGCCATGATCGCCGAGGCCATCGCGCACTTGTCCGGCGTCCGCCTGCTGGTGCTCGATCGCTTCGACGTGCTCGACCTCAAGGGGCGGGAAGACCTGTTGTTCTGGCTCGACGAACTGGCATGGGCTGGCGCGATCGATACCGCGTTGATCTTCGGTACGCTCAAGGCGCTGCCCGCGCAGCTGCCGGAAACCGTCGAGGCGTTCTGGATCGAGAACGGCGTAGTCGGGCAGATGATGGAGGCCGCGTGACTGGCCTCCGCGGCCTACTTGCCCTTCTTGGGCGGCGTGGTTTTGGGCGGAACTTTAATGGTTTCCACAACCGATCCCTTCTTGTCTTTCTGTGCTTCTTTGACGGGCTTGAATTGCCCGGTGCCAGCATCACGGCCGATTTTCCTTGTTGCCATGGATAGACCTCCCAGTTCTTTGCCCTTTCGGGCGGGTGAGAAAGAATGAACCCGCAAATCCAGACATGTCATTTTGACGTTTCAATTGTCGCATGTTCGATAAGGTTTTTTTCGTGACCCGTGCATTCCACGTCCACACAGCTCGCGTCTACCTCGCGCAGTCGCGGCACTTCACCGCCCGCGCGCGGAATTTCAGCTTCGTCCTGCTGCAGTGGGCGGCGAACGCCCGGCGGCGCGCGATGGAAACCAACACCAGCCCGGCCCAGGGCGATCTATTCGGAGGAAAGGCTTAATGGCCAGCGTCAACAAAGTGATCTTGGTGGGGAACCTCGGGCGCGACCCGGAAATGCGCTACATGCCGAGCGGCGAGGCCGTAGCTAACCTGGCCGTGGCCACCACCGACAAGTTCAAGAACAAGCAGGGCGAAATGGTCGAGCAGACCGAATGGCACCGCGTCAGCTTCTTCGGTCGCACCGCTGAAGTCTGCGGGCAGTACCTGAAGAAGGGCAGCCAGGTCTACATCGAGGGCAGCATCCGCACGCGGAAGTACACGGACAAGGACGGTGTCGAGAAGTACGCGACCGAGATCCGGGGCGACCGGCTGCAGATGCTGGGCGGTGGCGAGCGGTCGGATGGTGGGAACGCCGGGGGATCTGCCAGCGCGCCGGCGCGCCGGGCCCCAGCTGCGCAGCCGTCACCGCGCGGAGGCGGTGCATCCGGTTTCGATGACCTGGACGACGATATTCCGTTTTGAGACGCGGCTCGGAGCTGCATTGAGTTTTGGGAGGTGTGATGATTCTTACTGCGGATCAAGTATCGGAGCTGACCGGACGTCGACGGCGCGATGCTCAGGCCAAGGTGTTGCGCCACATGGGCATCGAGTTTCGGCGCCGGCCGGATGGCACGCTCGCCGTGTCCCGCGCGCACGTCGACGCGGTGCTTGGCGTGCCGGCGCAGGGCAAGGTGAAGGAGTTTGAGTTGGGGGCGGTGAGGTAA